GTGGAGCTGGAGGTGGTGGAGCTGGAGCTGCAGGTGGAAACGCTCCAGGATCAGAAGGTGGAAATGGTGGAAGTGGTTCAGCAACTTCAATCACAGCAAGTTCCGTAACTTATTCTGGTGGCGGCGGAGGCGGTGGTGGACAACCAGGTAGTCAACCAGGTGGAAATGGTGGAAATGGTGGTGGTGGAGCTGGTGGTCCAAATACAGGTGCAGGAACAGCTGGAACAGTAAATACAGGCGGTGGTGCCGGTGGTGGTGGACAAAGTGGAACTGGAGCAGCTGGTGGTTCAGGTATAGTAATAATAAGGTATAAATTTCAATAATTATGACAAGTAAAATTAAAGTAGATAATATAAATAAAGTTTCAGATGATTCAAACATCATCAAAAAATGTGGAACAACTACTACAATCGGATCAGGAGCAAGTAATCCCATTGTTGTAGATGGATCTGCAGTTACATTAGGTAGATGTGGTGGTACCGTTGCTTTAGCATCAGGTGCAACACAATCAGGTTTCGGTAGAACAGGTACAGTTGATTGGATTACAACAAAAAAGACCTCTGATTTTACAGCTGCAAATGGTGAAGGATATTTTGTAGATACAGGAAGTGGAGCAGTAACAGTTACACTACCAGGATCTCCAAGCGGAGGAAATATTGTATCAGTATCAGATTATAATGGAACAGCTGGAACCAATACTATTACAATAGCAAGAAATGGCTCTAATATAAATGGTGATGCTTCTAATTTTTTAATTAATAAAGAAGATTCTGCAATTACTTTTGTTTATGTAGATGCAACAGTTGGTTGGACAAGTGTTCAAACTTCAAATACAGAGGATGTTTCAAGAATTATAACTCCTTATATAATTGCAACAGGTGGAACAATAACAACTAGTGGTGATGATAAAATTCATACATTTACAGGTCCAGGAACTTTTTGTATAACAAATGAAGGTACGGGAGCAAATGCAATAGTATCTCATATGGTTATAGCTGGTGGTGGTGGCGGTGCACACGACGATGGTGGTGGCGGAGGAGCTGGTGGTTATAGAGAAAATGAATCTCCTGCAACTCCTTACACAGCATCACCTTTAAAAGGTGGAACAGCAGTTACAGCAACACTGGGCGCTTTTCCAATTACAGTAGGTGCAGGCGGAGCAGGTGGTAATCCAGGTTCTGTTTGCGTTACAGCAGGTTCAAATTCAATTTATAGTACAATAACATCAGCCGGTGGAGGTCTTGGTGGAAGAAGTATACCATCCGGTGGTCCTGGTGGTTCTGGGGGTGGTGGTGATGCAAATTCAAAACCTGGAGGAACAGGAAATACGCCTCCTGTTAGTCCTCCTCAAGGTCAAAATGGTGGTATTGGTGGTACAGGTAATGCTGCTGGTGGTGGCGGTGGAGCTGGAGCTGTAGGTGGTAATGGATCAGGAGCTGCACCTACTGGAACAGGTGGAAATGGTGGAGCAGGAACTCCAAGTCAAATTACAGGATCACCAGGTACAAGAGCTGGTGGTGGAGGTGGTGGTGCATATGGTGGCGGAGGTTCAGGAGGACCTGGAGGTGGTGGAAATGGTGCAACTTTTCCAAGTAGCTTTGCAACCGCAGGAGCTGCTAACACTGGTGGTGGAGGTGGAGGTGGTGCAACTAGTCCCGGTCCAAGAGCAGGTAAAAATGGTGGTAGCGGAGTTATAGTAATAAGATATAAATATCAAAATTAAAAATTATGAGTGAAATAAAAGTAAATAAAATTAGTCCAAGAACAGCGTGTGGTACAACTACATTAGGGGATAGTGGAGATACATTCACAATTCCTGCTGGTGTGTCAATAACAAATAATGGTACTGCATCAGGTTTTGGTGCAACAGGTGCAGCTTCTTGGAATACAACAGTTAAAACATCAGGTTTTACAGCGGTTGCTGGTGAAGGTTATTTTGTAAACACAACAGGTGGAGCAATATCAGTTAATCTTCCAGCAGGAACAGCTGGAGCAGTAGTTGCAATAAAAGATTATGCAAAAACTTTTGATACAAATGCTTGTACATTAATTAGAAATGGTTCTGATAAAATTGGTGGCGTTGCAGAAAATTCAATTCTTAATACAGAAGGACTAGCTATTACATTAGTTTTTATAGATTCAACACAAGGTTGGTTAGTAACAGATTCAGGTTTACAATCAGAAGCACCAGGTATTGAATTTGTTGCTGCAACTGGAGGAACAGTTACAACATCAGGAAATTTTAAAATTCATACATTTACATCTCCTGGAACTTTTACAGTATCTAATCAAGGAAATTCAGCTGGTTCCAATTCAGTAGATTATTTAGTGGTAGCAGGTGGTGGTGGCGGTGGCGGAGCAAACCACGGAGGTGGAGGTGGAGCTGGTGGTTATAGAGAATCTGGAGGAACAGCCTCTGGATGTTACACTGTATCTCCATTAGGTTCTTCTCCAAGTCCAGTCGCTGCTATAGCAGTATCAGCTACAGGTTATCCAATATCAGTAGGTAGTGGAGGAACTGGAGGAACTGGAAATCCTGGTGGATCAGTAGTTGTAACTAATGGATCAAATTCAATTTTTTCATCAATAACATCAGCAGGTGGTGGTTATGGAGGAAATCCATACACTCCTCCTAGTTTTGGTCCAGATACTGCTGGAAATGGTGGTTCTGGAGGAGGTGCTTATTATGCTGCTCCAAGCGGAACAGGAAATTCACCTCCGGTAACTCCACCTCAAGGTAATAATGGTGGAACTTCAGCAGGATCACCTCCTAGCTGGGGAGGAGGAGGTGGTGGTGGTGCAACCACAGTTGGTGGAAACGGAAACCCTACTACAGGTGGAGCTGGTGGAAGTGGTGCAACAAGTTCAATTAATACAACACCAACTGTTAGAGGCGGTGGTGGAGGTGGTAGTGCTTATGGCAGTGGAACTGGTGGAGCAGCTGGACCAGGAGGCGGTGGTGCAGGAAAAAGTGGAGCAGGTGCTGGTACAGCGGGAACAGTCAACACTGGAGGAGGAGGCGGTTCAGGATCAGGTTCAGGACCTGCTCCAGCTTCAGGAACTGGAGGTAATGGTGGATCTGGAATTGTTATATTAAGATATAAATTTCAGTAGTTGAATGGTAATTAAAATTAATATATAAGGAGAAACATTATGGCACATTTTGCAAAACTAGGATCTAACGGAAAAGTTATTCAAGTGTTAACACTTGATAACAAAGATATGTTAAATGCTGATGGTGTTGAAGATGAATCAGTAGGTCAACAATATTTAGAACAACATAATAATTGGCCTGCACAAATGTGGATTCAAACATCTTACAATACAACTGGTGGTCAACATAATAATGGTGGTACACCTTTTAGAGGCAATTACGCAGGTATAGGTTATACTTGGGATGAAGATGATCAAATTTTTTGGTCTAAAAAACCTTATGCATCTTGGGTAAAACATATTGAATCAGCTTCTTGGAAATCACCAATCGGTGATGCTCCAGCATTAACAGCTGAACAAGAATCACAAAATACAGCTGGCACACATTCTTGGTTTTATGAGTGGAATGAATCAGGCCAGTCTTGGGACTTGACAGATCGATTAGCATAAATTAAAAATGGTGGTGGTATGCAAAAGAAAGTATTAACAGAGCAAGCTCTATATTACGGTGATGTGGCAATGCCTAAAGATTGGGACATTGACCGAGATAAATTATCAGGTGATATTTTACAATCAGTAATTCAAAACAAAGATTTTCCGTTTTCACGAACTTGGGATATGTTAAATACATATATGCGAGATCACGTTGGTCTTGAGTATGGTGTCAATTTAATTAATAAAGAAACGTGGGGTAACATTTATAAACCTAGCGAGACTACAATTCCATTACTTAATATTGATCCAGTAGATCTACGAAACTCTGCAGACTTTACATTATTGTATGGTGTAAAAGTAAAAGATTGTAATGTTAGAATATATTATGAAGATAACAGACGTAAAGGTAGATCTTGGGACATACCATTAGAAAATAATCAATTTATAATGTTTCCATCTACTAATATGTATTACTTAACTAATAACCAGAAAGATAGTTTAAACTTTGTTCAAACTATAACCTATGAATATATCTAATTACTACTGGCATTTTCCTGCAGCGCTTACACCAAAATTTTGTGATGATGTAATAGCTTATGCAAATTCACAAGAAGAAGTTATGGCTAGAACAGGTGGTTATGGAGATAGAAAATTAAAAAAAGAAGAAGTAAAAGATTTAAAAAGAAAAAGAAACTCTGATTTAGTTTGGCTTAATGATACTTGGATATATAAAGAATTGCATCCATATGTTCATATGGCTAACAAAAATGCTGGTTGGAACTTTGATTGGGAAAGATCAGAATCGTGTCAGTTTACAAAATATAAACATAACCAATATTATGATTGGCATTGTGATAGTTGGGAAAAACCTTATGAAAAAGAAGGACCCGAAAATGGTAAAATTCGAAAACTATCTATGACTTGTCAATTAACAGATGGTTCAGAATACACAGGTGGTGAACTAGAATTTGATTTTAGAAACTATGATCCACATATGAGAGATGAAAATCAACATTTAAGAAAAGCAAAAGAGATATTACCTAAAGGTTCTATTATTGTTTTTCCTTCGTTTGTATGGCATAGAGTTAAACCTGTAACATCAGGCACAAGATATAGTCTTGTTGTCTGGCATTTAGGAAGGCCGTTTAGATAATGTATATAAATAACTATTTTAACACGACCATTTGGTCAGAACAAAAACCAGAGTTTGTAAAATCATTAACAAAAGCATCTAATAAATATATTAAAGCTGCTAGAAGTTTTCCAGAAGCTAAAGCACACATAAAGAAACTCGGTGATTTTGGAAGATCATATCATTCAACACCTCTTACAGCTGACAATGATTTTTTAGATTTTAGAAATTACATTGGTCAAAAGTCTTGGGAGTATTTAGATCACCAAGGTTTTGATATGCAACAATACACTACTATGTTTAGTGAAATGTGGGTACAAGAGTTTGCTAAAAAAGGTGGTGGTCATCATTCAGCACACATACATTGGAATCAACACGTATCAGGTTTTTATTTTTTAAAGTGTAGTGATAA